CATATCCTTATTATCTTTACCATGTGTATATATAAATGTACGTTCACCAATCTTAACATGATCAATAAAACTATGAGCTATTCTTGCAGTTACATTTTGCTTGTAACAAGTTTCAATCCACATTTTAAGAGACTGAAATAAGTATAAATCCATATCCCCACCATGATTAGATTCCCTTACAAAGAATACATTGTAATTTTCAGCTAATCCTGAGTTAAATAATCTTTCTAAGAATACTTTATTTGTATGTAATCCTACTTCAAAGCATTCTGCATTAGACATGTTTTGTGGCAAGTTATGGGTTCTCTTTACTGTAAAACCATCTTGACCATCAAAAGTATCTCCAAGAAAGAATACATTAATTGTTTTAAATTTGAATAATTGTGCTTTAGTTACTATTTCACTAAACACTTTATTCATCCTATCTACGTAGACTCTCTTGTCAAAATAGTTTGAATATAAACTATGTTCTACAGAAGCTCCTATGTGCTGATCGGCAAGATATGTATTTAAACAATACTCAGAGCTATTTTGAGGCACATTACAGACCTCTACAGGTACTTTCTCTGGTGAATTAAATACTTTACTTAGTATCTCTTCAAAATTGATCTGAGAGGTCTCTTTTTTACTGTAATCATAACTAAAGTTCCACTTACCTTCTCTACCCCATTTCTTAACTAGTGTACCTCCTTTAAAAGATAAATCCTCTATAATTTTATCCTCTATATTGGGTAAGTATAAATTATTTATTTCTTCTAAATTTCTAAGAGCAATATCACTAGGATTATACTCTGTACCAAACTGTTCTTTATTTTTTAAAATGTCTTTTGCACTAGCTTTAGCTGCATATAAAGTGTCTAAATCAATGTCCCATCTTTTAGCTAAGGAAGGCACTCCTGTTGTTAATCTACAAGGACTTTCTACAAATTTTTCTACTGCTTCTTCAAATGTCATGCTATATTAATTTTTGTTTCTAAGTACAAAGGTATTAATTATTTTTCAATAAAAAAAGGGGAAATATAAAAATCTCCCCTTTTTAGCTATAAAGTTGTTTACCTAATATTAGGTATCAGAAGCAACATTCTTCCAAAGTCCATCAGAAGCAAGTTGAATAACATCACCAGTAGTACCACTTGTAATAACAACATCAGATAATGCGTTAAGTGTGATAGCAGGTAAATCTCCAATTGCAAGGGCGGCACCATTTTTCGCAAGATTAATCAACCCAAGGATAGTAGTAGCATCAGCAGAAGCATCAAGAGCAATCTTAATCTGTGAAATTTCAGGTTTACCTGCAATTGGACGAGATAGGCTGTTATAAATATCAGCTTCTTCATACACCAAATCAATAATCCAATATTGTTTGGTTGTGTCTACAGTAGGTACAAATGGGAATTCTTTGTAGTTGAATTTACCATATTGACGGATTTTCTTATCCAAGTGATATTCAAGATTAGCAAGTTGCTGTGGATCACAAGGATCAAGCACTCTACCAACTTTAGTTACAGTCCATTCTGCAATAGCATCCATACTGGATACATCACGTGTAATTACACCAATATCAGTATAAGCTGCCTTATTGTCAAATTTCTCAAGAACACCTGTCAACTTTTTGTCAATAATCCAAATAGTAGGTACAGCACTTACTGTACGGATAAGTACATGATAGTACTTAGGATCATTAATATACTCAGCAGTACCAGCAGTAATTTCACTTGACCAATCAGTCTTTTCATCAAAGTCATCTGCAAAATCAGTACCACCAGATTTAGCTACAGTATAAGCTTTTTCATTAGCAATAACCCACACAAGATCACCATCAGTAAGTCCACCTACAGCACTTTCAGCAGCAGCTTCGGTAGCATAGATGCCTTTATAACCAGCATTATTCCATACCACCTGTGGCCTGTTGTTCAAGTAATAATCTTCCTGTAAGTTACGGATGATCTGTTTAGCAATTCCTTGAGCCATTGTAAGTACAGTAGTACTAGTCAATACATAAGGAACAGTTTTCATAGTCCAATCTCCTAAAGAGAAATTGACTTTCTTCAAAATAGTTTCAACTACATCACCTACTGCCAAACCAGTATTAACTACAGTAAAGTAGCTATGTGCCGGTACTGGGGTTGCAGGAGCAGTTGAGTCCAGATATTTAATCTTAGTCCCGTCAATAACATCTGAACGCACGATAGTACCATCAGCTTTCTTATTTAGGAAATAAAACTTGCAGGTATCTGTAGGAACACCTGACCCATCCTCTTTAAGGATTTGGATTTCTTTTGTACTTGCTGTTGCAAAAAAGGTTGGTGCGGTAACTTCAGAAGCAATTGCTTCACTTACCAACAGGTCTTTTACACTAGCATCAAAATGCATTGCCATTTCTTAAATGTTTTAAATTTAAAACTTAATAATTATTTATCTCTATTTGTTGTTATGTCTGACTGAATTCTGTTAGCCAGACTGTTTTCTTCATAAGTTAACTTAGCTTTCTTTACAGCCAATTCAATAATATTACTATGTAGCTCATCTGAAAGTTTACAAGTTGTTGCTGCTGTTAATCCTTCTATTGTTTTATTTATAGAAGATAAACTTTCAAGAATGATTGGTCCAGGTTTCTTAATATACCTAATAGTATAAGTACTTATTGTTGCTGGGTATACAATCTCACGTATATTATCCAATCCCATAGTATTTCCTACAATATTACCAACATCCAATCTCCATGCCCTTGTATTTACTTGAGGCCATTTATAAGGGTTCTTGATGTTAATATTGTATTCATCTATTGGTGTTGGTATAACAATAATGTTATCATTGATATACTCAGCTAACATAAACCATACATCACTCGGTACTGCAAAGAACTTGGAATTTTGATTAAATTTCAACCCTACTAAATTTGAATTTAATGTTGGATTAAAGTCTATCTTTTTATTAACAGTAACATTTCTTAATTGCTCTCTACTTCTCTCATTCTTATCATAGTTATTATAAAGGTCTTTTACAATATCTTCTTGAGCCTGAGTTAAATATAATGATTTCTCATACATATTTATAGGTGGAGCACTAAAGCTGAAACTATTATTATAAAGTAAATCAAAATTATTATTGAATTCTGCTAATGTCATTATGAGTTCATTTTACCCATTAATTCTAACTTAATCTGTTGGTTCCGAGTCTTTGCTATAAAAGCAGCAGCAACATCCTCACCACCTTCTGAATCATCTGTTAATTTTGTATCCCCATAAAACAGGATGTTGTTTCCTCCAGCAATCAGCAGCCCATTTCTGGCAGCATGATAAACCAAAGCTTTTTCCTCTAATAGCGGATCTTCACAATACTTAACAAACAATCTTGTTTTCTTTTCCAGTATCTCATCAAACCAAGCCTGTAAGGTCTTTACTTTGATATTTGGGTCAACGTGTTTAAATTCTAGTTTGTAATATAAGTAGGACAGAATCCTCTTATCATTTTCATATTTCCCATAAAGCATGTAGGCAGTTTTGTTAACATTAATATTCTTCAAACTTTCATCTACATCTTCATTGTTTCTAATAATAGCCCATTTAAAAGTTAACTGGTCATCTCTCTCTGCCCAGGACTTAGCTATCTTTAAATCATAACTGTAGGCTATTTTTAACTTTATGTAATCAAAAGGGTTTTTCAAATCTAATTTAGTGTCCCCATTAACAAGTGTTAATTGTAAGTTGGGGCTTGACCAAAATTGTTCATTACTATATGGGATTGGGTATCCTAGGGTTTGTCCAAGTGATTCAAGTTCTTCTTTACTCAAGAATACTGTGCCATCTGAATTATATTCCCTGATCCTACCATTTAATCTCCAAGGTGTTAATACTTGTTTCCCATCTCTGTGCATCCCTCCTTTGAGGATATGCTTACTATTGTACCTGTCATTTTTAGGGATGAATCTTATAATTACAATTTCATCCTTTAATACACTTTTTACTTCTTCCATTATACTTCTTCTAAAAATTAAAAATAAAGTAAGTGGAGCCTTCTAAAACCCCACTTACTTGAAATATTTTACTGCATGTGAGAAATCTCTTGCGGTAATAGGGTAATTGTACGAGAAGGATCTCTAACAATTGCTCCAAAGGACATAATCTTATGACAAGAATATTCATCTTTAGTAGTAGCAGCATTGTAGTTACCTACACGAGCATCTTCCCAAAGTTTACCAAAAGGACCATTAACATAACCACGTAAGCCTTGTTCCTGTCCTTTAACCTTAACCAACTGGATGTTATTCTTTTCACCATCTACAATACCTTCAAAGAAAATATCATAACGGTAAGATTCAGCAACACCATCATTAGGGTTATTATTCTTGTAAATCTTGTTACGGGTCTGATCATCATAGCTAGGATCTACTTCCAAAGTAACATGAGTATTATTAGGACCAATCCATTCTACAATTTGATAACCCATACTGAATGCATTCTGGTGAATAGGACTTGATACCTGTTTCATGGTATTCAAGTTAGCATTCATGTTAAAGTTAGCATTACTAGACTGCCACCCAGAAGCTACATCCATAGCTGCCCTGTGGAATTGGATAGCTCCCTTTTCCCCAGTAACCAGACGGAATTTACGTTGACCCATTGCAATCTTACCAGCACTCATGTTATACAGAGCATCATCCAACCAAGAAAGTTTGAATGTGTCATATACATAAGTATTAGATACCTGCATTTGTTCACGAATACCAGCACCAGTTTTAATAAGTTCACCATTGGTATCTTTATCATGGTAGTAACCATTAGAGTCACGATTAGAACGTCCAAATAATAAAGCATTACCAATACCTTGATTGAATTCCATTTCAAACATCCAATCTTTATAAGGAACAGTAGTTGCAATTTGTTTTACTTGACCATCTTTAGGATCAGTACCTGTTACAGGCATTGCAATATTAAGCTTACGAGAAAGTTCAATACCAGCAACACTATAGTCTTTACGAACAAAAGACATTTCCTGTTTCATAGCAAATGGGCTAGAACCACGTACCCCACCCTTAATATCACTACGGATAAGAGTTGCAGGATTGTAATTTTCAGAACTAAACCTTTTACCAGCTACTAACTGAGAACCTGGCATACCACTATTAAAAGCAGAACCCATTAACTGTACATCATATACCCAGAACATTCCTTCTGGTACAGGATCACCAATAATACGGATAAGATAAAACTCATTGAGTTCACCTACAATAACTTCACCATTGAAGAAATAGTTTTCATCAAAGACAAGTTTAAACCTTGCACCCCCAATACCAACGGCTGTGGTTGCAGTAGTAACTACAGAAGCACCTTGACGGGCTTCAATAAGTTGAATGTTCTTGTAGGCAGTTCCTACCAAATCCCAATAGAATTCAGAGTCAGGAGTATCTACAAGCATAACTGGATATTTTTCCATTTCCCGTGCTCTATCGGGAATATTATTAGCTGACAAAACCTTAGTTACAAAAGCATAAGCCTTTACAGGATCTTTCTGCCATAGTGCTCCAAGGTTATAAGGAGTTGTCATCCCCTGCCAACTTTGCTGTTCCAGGATCTGGAACGGGTTAATCATTTGTGCCATATAAGCTTTCTATGTTTTAAATTAAAATTCTACATTTCCAGGATCTTATCCCAGTCAATGTCATCAATAATATTAGTTGAATCTTCTTTAGTGAATGACATTGCACTTGATGGAGTTTGCAGCAATTTGGCAACTTTACTTGTAACATCTTTCTTTGCCTTACTTACTGAGAGATTATCCATCTTGGTAAATCCCTCTGTAATCTTTAATAAATAAGCTAATTTAAAAGCTCCCTTATTCCCTTCTTTAGCAAAGAAATCTCCAATAATATTCCTTGGATTACCAGCTTCATCATAGGATACAGGTTTAATCAGCAAATCATTAACTTCCTTTTTCAATTTAGGGGTTAATTTCTCACCTGGAATTACCTCATCAAGTTTTTCAATATATGCTTTGAACTCTTTCTGCTGTGCTGCAAATTTTACAGCTTCTTGTTTCTTGGCCTCAGCATTAGCCTCCTCTTGTTTCTTGAAGTTATTAGCTTCAATTACTTTTAGTTTATCACGAAACTTCTTTGCCTTATCAATATCCTCACCATCCTTGATTATTTTTTCTACCATTTCTTCAGCCTCTTCTTTATCAAGACCTGTGTTGGTATAATAAGCAGTTAAGATATTTTTCCTAAGAACTTCATTACCCTCTTCTTCAATTGCACCATCAGTAATTGATGCAAATGTTTGTTGCATCTGTTGATGTTGTACAATCTCTTCATGAGGTACTCCATTTCTTAAAGCATTAAAGTATTCTTTCTGAACGTCACTCCACTCAGACTGTTCAGTTTCTAAAGCAGTTTCTCTAATCTTCTCTAGAACCTGTTCAAAATCTTGTGGTGTTTTTATGTCTAGGACCTCACCGTCCTTTAATTCAAACCATCCCTCCTCTTGCATCGTTGAAACTAACTGTGAAAGTATATTAGAAGAAGAAGGTTCGTTATCTTTTTTAATAGATACATCGGGAGGGATGTTATTCTTTTCCTGAACCTCTTTAATTTCTTCTGTAATTACTTCATCTGTTTCTTCCTGTTTTATTGGTTGCATATCTTCAATCTTGAAATCATCTGAAGGAATTAAAAAATCCTCCATTGAATCTTCCAAGAAGATATTCATTTCATCTGCCATCTTCTTTTAATAATACAAAGTTAATATAAAAAATACCCTCCGTCAATAGTAATACTACACTCAGAAGGGTATTACAAGCCTAAACGTATAGCTAAAACCCTTATAGGGATTCAATAACAGCATCTACGCCTTCATACACATATTGCACATACTCAGGATATTTCTCTTCTAAGTATGTCATTAGTTTTTCTAGAAATACATTATCCACAGTGCGGATAATAGGACCATCAACCATTTCCAATACCGGATTCTTCAATTTAATAATGGTATCAACCTTAACTTCCTGTTCTGGAGTCAAAATACCTTTTCTTACATCTGTCATAAAACTTAAATTATTAATTAATAAATTATTTCTTTTTTGAAGTATCTAACTGTGCTCTACCTGATACAACCCCGCTGACCAGTGTAATCCATCCTATCCACAATGATACTTCTGCTGAGAATACTATTGGACACACAGGTCCAGTCAATAAACTACCAATAACAAATATACCACCAGCAATATTCCTGGTTATCTTCCAACCTTTAGAAATATTACTACTAGATAACCTGAAACTTATCTTGTTCCAGATACCACTAGGAATTGCAGAAATTTCACTCATTATACTAAATTTAATCTACCAGTACTAAATAATTCATACTCAGCTTTTCTGCGTCTAATTAAACCATTTAATTTGACACCATTACCAGTAATATAATGTGTTCTCCACCATGCTCCAATTTCAGGATCATCAAGTGGTTTTGTATTGATATATTTAAACAGTGTCTCAGACACCCCACAATTAAATACAAAACTTACCAAAGCATCAAACTGATTTTGACTTAGTGTAACTTTAATAAGTCTGTTAACTTCTGTCTCTGCCTCATAGAGGTCACTTTTAAGCCATTCTAAGGCTTGTTTCTCTGTTATCTTAGGATATAACTCAATTGCTTTTTTAAGTCCTTCAGGCCCCTTTAATCTACCTCCTGTGACAGGATCTAATATTAAATGTCCCCATCCGATTGTTGCAATATTAGATTTGCACAAATAGGGTTTTAATTTGAGAGACTCAAATGACTTAATAAGTTCTTGACCTTTATATCCAGTTTTCATTATTCTTCAGGTTTACCTTCTGGAGGAACAGCTCCCTCAGAAGCTTTTAGTTTATTCTGTAAATAAATATACTCCTGCATGATTGGATGTTTAGTTAATTCCTCCATCCTAGCTACTACATAAGCTTTGTCCAATGTGATTTCTTCTTTCATATACTTTAAATTAAAATTAATATTTTACAAAAATAAGTAAAATAATTTATAAATGCAAGCTAGTCTTTTATCAGTCTAACAGCATAAGCAACAGTACTATCTCCCCCATACCCTGTAATAAATGACCCAGAATTATATACCAAATATTGATTAGCTGTTTCTGGAGATGGTAGTACAGAAGTCATTCCATAAAAATGCGTACCCATCTGTACAAAATTACCAGACATATCTCTTTGTCCTGATGGTAAACCAGTAAACCCAGTTAAATTGGTTGCTCCTGTATTAGGACTTTGCCATAAATCAATACTCTTCATAGAACCGCCCATATTAGTAAAACCATAAGTTTCAGATAGATAGTTTTCTAAGGTGTTTAATTCTGCTGGAGTTGGTAAATGCCATCCAGCAATAGAAGCTACTATCCTAACTGCCGCACTATAAGTATATAACCTACCATAAGTGGACACATTTTCCTCATTATTATCATAAGCATAAATTCCGCCTCCTAGATCATCAATATCTAAATTTTTAGTTCTCCAAGTTTGAGTGCCAATAACAACCTCGTCTACCATAACTTCTTCAATATTAACTATTCTAACAACCTCTTCAGCACTAAGTCCATAACCATCAGTAACATTATAAGTTACTTCATAACTTCCGATCGTATTTATATCTACACCTGAGGAGTCTATTATTATATCTTCTGTAATATCATTACCGTTACCATCCTCAGCAGTTGCCCCCAACTCTATATAAGGATTACCGACCTCTATAGTTTGTGGATTACCGCCCACTAATGTTATTACTGGAATATCCATAATATTATATTCAACAGTCCATCCTTTACCAATCAAATTATTAATATACCCAATGGCAGCCAAATCAGTTATTTCTGGATTATCTCCTGCTATATCTAAGTAACCGTTTTCAGTTTGAGTTTCATCTAACTTATAAACTAATAGATTTAATTGATCAACCGGTATTGGAGTTTTACTATTCTTCCAAATAATAGAAGGTTCTGTTCCTGAAGCGTAATTAGGTTGACCACTACCAACATCTACAATTCTTGTATTAACAACACTTATCTCTGGTATTGATAATATTGCAGCAAGAGAACCCTCAACATAAGTATTATCTACATTTAAATAATCTGTTATAGAAGTTATATTTGAGGTGTTTGAGTATACATTAGTATTAGAAACATTAAGTGAACCAATTCTAAATGTTATATCATCAAAGCCCCAATTAACAATAGTTCTCCTACCCTCAGTCCTATCTAGTCCACCAAGATTACTACATCCTGATAAATCTATATCAGAATCCGCCAATAACCCAAAAGTATCATATAACCAAGTAACTCTATTATCATTAATTTGTAAACTTGTAAGTGTTGTATTTATAGTAATGTTGTCAAAGTATACTAATAGTCTACACTCCGTATAATATCTACCATCATTCTTAGTTATTACAAGGGAGGTTTCGTTAGTTAATAAGTATTCATCCGTATCAGTAAAAGAACCTTCTTTCCAAACAGCTTCTATCTTAGTTATATTAGTTCCTGGAAGACCTAAATTAATTGTGAAAGTGTTTGGAGAACTTCCATTATAATCTATTTTAATTTCTTTTCTAGTAAGTGAACCATCTTTCCATCTGAATGTTTTTGGTAATTGATTATATCTAGTAATAGCATTGTAACAACCTCTACTAGTTTTACCAGCTTCCGCATTAGGTAAATACTGTAATTTGCATTTTGTAATATAACTGCCAGAAGGCATTGTAAAATATACTTGTGCATTAGTAGGTGTACCTAATATATTCTTTCTTTTAACTATAACCTTATAATAGCCAGAATTAAATTGAAGTTTAGTACCATTATATACAATCCTACTTGTTGCGGGAACTGGTATAATAACCCCTTCAAACCCAGTATCCATATCTTCTTGAGTTAAGGCAGTCCTATCAGAGCCTAAAGCATCCCATGAATATACATAAGGTTCAAAAATATAACCATCTGTGTGCATTTCAACTTGTCCAGAACATTGTATTGTAAGTATATAGAAACTACTATCAGAAGGTGTTGAAGGAATACCTATAGTTTGATATAATATTCCAATACCTCCAGTACACTGAGCTTTACCTTTTTCTATAGACACAAACTCATTATATGCCCAAAACTTCTTTAAATTGTTATATAGAGTTGTTTTCTCTACCCTGAAAAAAGGATTATATATAATATTAGGTTGAGCTTCTAACATAAAATTAACAGTGTAATTATCCTCTGGTGGGTAGTAATTACTGCCTAAAACATCAACTGCAAATATCTCTTCCCCACTCATTGTAATATCATTACCAACTTCTACAGATGTTCTATTCCTTTGGTACTTTTCATTACCATCAGAATTGATAGTTACATTCCAATAAGTTCCAAATAAGTCTTGAAATATACCAGAATCATTTCTATTAGTAGCATCCTGTAAATATAAGAAGTCTGCAAACCTAGCATTTTTAAAAGTAATTGTTGAATTAGTATATAATTCATTTCCTGTAGAGGAAGTAATAATATTAAAATTTGGTGCTAGATATAAATCTGGTGCAATTGATACTACAAACTTAGTAATCTTTGTGGTAGATAATACACAGTTTCTTATAGGAACAAGCTCAACAACATATTCTATTATTGGAGGAGGTGTGTTATATTCATATTGAAAAGCCCTTGGATAGAACTCAAAGTTTAACCATTTATCCCAAGCAGAATCTCTATTAGGAAATAATGCTATATTATTAGTTTCCTGATTATAAGCATCCCCCCAGTTTGGAGTATTTAATGTATAAGTATGAGTTGTTCCAGTTTCTTCTATATTTTTAGTTTCAACATTTCTATTAAACTGATTAGCATTTCCAGCTCCTATTTTATAAGAGGATTGTGCAATATCTTCAAAAGTATATATTCCATATATCATATTCTGATATTGATAAGGATAATCTATTATAGTAGCTGGTTGATTAACAGCATCCCATATAGCATCTGAAAACATAATTAAACCTATGAATGCAGATACTCCTTGTAAATATCCTAAAGCTACAGCTAGTTCTGGACTTATTGTAAATATATTACTCAAGGTTAGTCCGTCTACTCCATTAATTGTAGATGCTGCTTGTGTTGAACTACTAAAGCATGGTATTTGTACTCCAGAAAATAATTCTCCAGAAGTAACTGTTCCTAACGAAACTACGACTTCTGCCCAGGGTAAGGCAGGAGCTTGTTGTAAAGTTATACCAATTACCTTACCAGCTAAAGCACCTAAAGCAACTAGATAACTCCCCATAGCAGCTTGATCTAAAAACCCATATCCTACAGGACAAGCACTTGGCCCACTAGAAGGTAATGATACTCCTATATCTTTAAGCCTTGGTGTAACTTTTACTTCAAATTCTGGTAAATCACCAGCACCATCTGGATAATCAATCCCTACTTTAGTGGCTAAATTTGAGTTATAAATTGGGGTAGTATTATCCCTGTAATAGGATGAACTAGTAGATCCAGCTAAATTAAAGTTATTTATGGCAGAAGAATTGATTTCTGTCTCTAATCTAACTTGGTTTGGAGTTATGTTTATTTCAGGATATAAATTATTCTCTACAAAGAAAGTTAGTAAATCACCAGAAGGAATACATTCCCCATTAGAAGAAGTTACAACATTATTCCAATATATTTCTGGTATACCATCTCCAACTTCAACTCCCCCGTAATTCCTCCATTGACCCCATTTATAGGGGACTCTAGTTAGCTTATCCTTCTTAGTTTCCCCTTCATCAGCAGGACAATAAGTTTCATCAATGAAGTTATTATATATATCATTGCTTTCACTAGTAGTATCCTCAAAGAATTCTGAAGCCTTCCTACCAGTATCTTTAATATATGCTATATCTGAATCAGTTACAGTCTTTATTTCTGTAGTTGAAACATTAGTTAAACTTACCTTCCTGCTTGTACTTCTTGCCATAATTAAACTGTTGCATCATCTGTGAAAGCCTCAATGTCATCATCCGCATATATTTTACCTTTAACGTATAAATTACCTGTTGATACATCAAATTTAAACATTGGTACATTAGATTCATTTCTAATAATTACAGCTTTCGTACCAGAGGTAGTATCTACTGTCATTATTATTGAAGTACCTGTTTCAACTATACTAGTAGAAGCTGCTGCATTTGGTTTTAATGTTAGTGTAGATTGTCCATTAATAGTAGAACCTGTAACATTTACTGCCCCTATTCTATGTGTAGAACTAGATGATGCAGTAATTACACCAGTTGCAGTTAAGTCTTTAGTGTTAAAATCCTCAGTTGATTTACCATTTATATAAGCAGAACCTATATTAGCCCTAGCTTGGCTTCTTTTGACATTCTCACCACCAGAGTTATCTGCATCATGAAGTAAATTTTGAGGTTCAAATAACACAGGATCTTGAGCAAATCCTACAGTTCTAGTAACTTCCGCCAGTGACATTAAGTTATATGAACCTGTAGTATGTGTTCTTTCTGATAAATCTACATCTAGTAAAGCATTAAAATCCTCAGCAACTGGTTTAGGTATTGTAAGTGTTAATGGAGATTCTGAAGTTGGATTACCAAGATCATCCTCTACATGAAAATTAAATACATAATCTGTAGCTGTAGAAACATCCTCTATCTCATTTAAATGATAATCAACATCACCAGCACCTAGAGGAACATCATTCCATAAGGTATTAGTAGAAGCATCGTATCTCAATCCTCCACCAATATTTAATTCTGCAATAGTCCTATCAGTGTAAGAAGGACTACCATTATTAATATTATCATCGTGACTTAATTGAAATTCAATCTTACCATCAGGTGTAGCAGCATTAGAGTCCCCTGTGTAAACTATTGTTCTTACAAACTCTCCAGTACTTAACTCAAACTTTTCTATGTTAGGGATGCTAAAATCTATATCATTTGTACTAGGTGTTACAGTTACCCCATTAGTACCAGTAATACCTTTTTGACTAAATACAAATTTATCAACTCCCTGGGTGATTAATTTTGGATTAGCTCCTAATGCAGTTAATGTAATATCATCAACATCTACAAGTATTTCTGTAGCACTTTGAGTTAAAGTAATATGATCACCTTCTGTTAATGTCCTAAATAAGTAATCTGGTGATACAGAGGTCTCATCATAAACCTCAACACCAGTACCTTGATTAGCAAAGTTATTAACATATCCAGCAAGTTCTATTTGTAACTCATCATTAACTGTTTCTGTAATACTGATAGTATCACTAATTAACGGTCTAAACCATAATGTAGGTTTAGTTTGAGTACCTACAGGGTCAGAAGTTACAGCATCAGTAACTGTTGAAAACACATTACCACTATAAGTTGTACTTGTTACAATAGTTTCATTAGAACCTTTTATTTCTAAATCAAGTTCAAAAGCATTATCTGGGTCTAAATCACTAGTAGCCTGAGTAATAACAATTCTATCGTCATCAGTGGTTAATCCAAAGAACTCGAAATCAACTCCATTCTTTTGGTAGAATAAATCAATATCCCCAATATTAGAAGCAGTATTAACCTCCCCACCACCACCTTCAGTAACAGCATCAATCTGTATGTAATTTTCTGTTTGAGTAAGCACTACTCCGCTACCTTGACGTAAAGCTCTAATATGCAGAGTTTCCCCTACATTATCTTTATCTATCATTTTATCTGTAGCAGGTACATCAACTGTAGTACTTAATCTGTTTCTTTCAGCAGTAGTACCTACCAGTATAGCATCCCCATCAGCAGTATATTTAAATGTAATCCTATCATTAGGGTTTAATAGTGGGTCAATAGACATACTTTGAACAGTCCTTAATTCAATCTCCCCATCAGAATTCTTTTGTTTAAACAATTCATAAGTTGCCCCACCAATATTAATAGCGGTTATTTCATCAAAATCTGTATTATCTAATTGCTTCCAAGCACCCGCTAATCTACCATAGAAATGTCCCAGAGCAGAGTCATATCTTATTACCCCATTTGAGGCACTATATAGCCCCCTAGAGGCCATTTTAATTGCCCCAGGTATATTGAGTTCAACTAATGTATTATCCCACTTAAAACCGCTCTTATAATAGAATCCATTATTAATAGCTGTACTTGAATTTGATATTTGGATATACCCATAATCACTAGCACCTATAGTAGGATAACTAGGGGTATAAGCTATTGGTACATCAACATCTGTAAGTAAAGGTAACTGTAATGTTAAATCTTGTATGGTTGTAACACCTGTAGAGTCTTTAACTATAAAGTGCCACAATCCTTCTGTACCAAGATCTTCTGATATTTCTTGTAAATAGTGGTTCTGACCAGCAGCAAAATCAACCCAAACTGTCCCATTATGATACTGTGGCTTATATACACCACCCCCACCATCAACAATTTGAACTAAACTTCCCCCAACAGATGCAACTAAACTTGCTCCAGCAGCATCATCTAATCCAGAATCACCTATTTTAATTTCTTTGGTTAATGCTAGACTATCTCTAACATATAACCTTCTTTCAACATCTAAGTCCCCATATAGGAAACTACTTGATCTTGCAGTAGCAAAGTCTAAGTAATCAGTATTATCTAAATAGAATTTATTATTAGTAGTCTCATATCTCCCAGCATATCCACCAAGAAACACACTCCCAGTAAGAGTGGATGCAGTAAATTCACCAGCATTTGGTCCATATATGGTATTTCTTGAAGAACTTGCTCCAAGATTATGCCCTGCTTTATATCCAGCAAATAAGTTATAATCCCCAGCCTTAGTGGAATCTATTCCACCCCCAAAACTAAAACTATAGTTACCAAGATATTTAATACCTTCTTTATAAGTACCCTCTGCAACAGATTTAAAGGTTAATGGCACAGTATCGAGTAATAACTTATTTGTATTGTAATTATATTTAAAATTAGATCTACCACCAATAGCATTACTTTCATCAAATAATACTTTTTGATCCCCTGGTAGTGTTGGAACATCAAAATCATCCAACCAAGCTAACCTCCCAAGTTTCAATAGTTTATCTGCACTATTGTGCATATTAAAGCTTGCCCAGTATGCAGAATTCAGACTTCCTACCTGAGCCTGTGTTACAGATTCCAAGTAATCATCTGTGGTATCCCCAATAGTAGTTTCTATTAAAGTAGTAAAATAAGTTAAGTCAATATCACCTTCCCCTACTAAAGAATAATCAAATTTCTCAGAACTATCATTATATTTAAGAAATTTACCATCCTCAGTAGAAGCAGGGTTTCTTATTTCCCCACCTATCTCACTAAATTGTCTTGTATGTCTTATATCCATTATGCTGTAATTTGTAGATATTTAATAAATATTCTATCCCCAGAATCCAAATGGAAATAGTTACCGGAATTCCAATACATTACATTATCAATAATCCTACAACCTTCCTCATTATCTGGAGCAATATTAACTATATCCATAGCTCCTACAACAGAAATAATTATTGATTGTGGATCAATATTAGCATATACAAATGGTAGTGTTATGGCGGTTGTATTATCTTCAGTAATGTCAATATAGACTTCTTTCCAATCTGGTATAAATGGATAGTAAGGAGGTTGTATATCTGTAACTGTAATATCAGTAATAGTAACAGGAAAGTACTCAGCATCAATATCAGATAACCAATACTCCCTTACTTTATAGAAAGTCTTAGCTAATATATTATCAGTAAATTCTTTATAACCAATTACATTAGTATCTATATCTACTATTTCAACAGATTTTAGTAAAGACAATAAAAAGGATAATTGTAAACTATCCTTATACCACTTCTTATACTTATCATTATTTACCCTTAGATAGTCTAATGTTTTTTCAGTATAATAAAGAAATATTTTACTTGTTAGTTCTATTTCACTATTTAAATAATCTTGTGTCATTATGCTAACATTTTAGTAAGTGCTGACAGTCTCTTTTTAAACTTTATATCCCGTGATACTATTGTACTATTATCTAATTCTTCCATGCCCTCTAGCCATAGTTTTTTTAAAAATAGGCTCTCCATAGTCTGAGTAATAAACTCTGGTGTATGGAGACTATTTACCTGCTCAAATACCCTTGTTTTAACATAAGTATAGACTCCATAACCATCATAGTTAGAAACATAATCACCAGAATTACCTGTAAGATAAACTATGTACCAATTATCTTGTATAAACTCAGTACCAAATATCTGTTCAAATGTTAATGTAACAGTTCCTGTTGATACAAAGGTGCTAACTTCCCCAGCAGTAAATGTATAAGTTGCGTCTGCTGTAGCTAAAGTAGTTGTATAGATATTTAAATCTATTGAAGTTATAAGGTCTAGGTAACTTTCAGAGGTAATATTAATACTCCTCTGATCTAAAGACCTTGTTGCTTGTATTGTTATTGTTGTTGCCATATTAATTTCCCCTGGTGTTTATATTAAAAATATTTTCTACCATCCACATATAATTATCATTGTATTTTTTTATCAATTCCATGTTAGTAGTAGTATCTGATAACACAGCAGCTATTCTTTCAATATTTGTAGTATTTAATTGATGTACTGTAATAGCATCTTTTCTACTAACCACCTCATTATATGTTGGTCTATTAGCTACATTAACTTCCATTCTTATTGCCCAACCTACTACAGCAAGTCCAAACACAAGAAAAAACGTTTTTAAAGTTGAAATTAATTTCTTAGCTTCAAGTTGTATCTTTTTTGCATGGTCTTGTTCTTGTTTTATACTCTCTAATATCTGCCCAGCAGAGTCCATAAAGTCTTCCATAGTATAACCGGTTTTATGTTCCATACAAAAATAAATATTTAATGTTAATTATACAATTTATAGTATTTGATTTTAGTTATAGTTTAGTTAAAATGGAGAATACATTTGCAAAGAACAGAAGTCCCCGAAGCTTTGCTCTCAAGAGTATGACCTATTTCCCTAAAATGTGTAGCTGCTGCTGGTATTGTAGCTGAAATATCTATCCTTCCAGCCACAGAGTTACTTGAATAAGCTACATAACTTCTTGTTGAGGTTTGTCCATCTACTAGTAATACTTCAGCAATACCAGATACCACTACCCAACATTCTGACCCATCGGCAATACCATTTTCATAAACAACTCCAATAGGCATATCTCCATCAATAGGATTAATCTCAAAAGCATTATCAACAGCAGGATCAGCATAAACAACCGTACCTTTAATAGAGTTTGCTCCTGTCTTATTGGTGAGCTTAACCATGTATCCACCTAGTTCATTAATACCTGCTTTTTCTGATATGGAGAGTTTGGTAGTTGGTGAGGATGTAGTAATTCCAACATTACCAGTAGTTGCAACTACTAGCTGAGGAGTAATACTACTAGTATTTGAAAATATAGCATTTCCGTTATGTTGCAAATATGTATTACCGTCGCTAAACGGATAGATAATAAATTTATTGGCACCGGTACCTGTTAACTCACAGGTAAGGGGGAAAACATTAGGGTCACTACCTTTAAGTAAAAATATCGAACTAGCAACAGGCAATGCACCAACTCCTACGTTACCTTTAAAATAGTTATATCCACCCTCAGAGTATATTGAGTAGTTATTTGTGCCAGTTGTTTGATCAGCTATGTGTACAGCGATATTATTGTTAAGTGATCCACCGCTATTAACAGTTGGATTTCTCAACGAAATTCCATATCTATAATCAACTAGTCCGTTTTGAATTACAGGAGCATCATAGAACCCCCAAGTCCAACCACAACCGCCAGTAGCAGCTATTGATTGTCTAGACTGATAACCTGCTATGTGGTTTACTTTGTAGTTTGAAAAAGTCGAAGTTGAAGCATCGAATGAGCAAAATGCGGCATCTGCATTTGTTGCTATAATGGTTGATCTATCTCCTATATTATCAATATTAATATTATTTCCTGTTATGTTTGAGACAAATTTTGTATTCAAAGCAGTTGATGTTCCTCCCAAAGACGAAATCTCGATTTGCATTTTAGCGGTTGGATTATTAGTTCCAATCCCCACTCTCTGTTGATTATCAATTCTTACAGCCTCGGTCAACACACTCGGAGTTGCATCTGTGCTTGTACTAAAAGCAATGTAACTAGGTACTCTTGTGCTTGCAACAGTACCACTTGTACCCATCTCAATAGCTGCTGATTGTATATAACTAGCCCCATCGTAAGCCTCTCCAATAAGCATAGCCATCTTGTCACCAGTCTGCACAACAGCAGGAGTTCCTACTACTGTACCTCTGTCTTTTCTGAATATCATCCTAGCAGCATCTGTTGAGTTTGATACTTGCCAATTTGTTATTCCTCTTACGGATGCTGTTCCTGTTTCTGCCACTGTGATCTTGGAGGGAGGAGCAGTTGTGCCTATGCCGACGTTTCCATTAGAATTTAGGATAGTTATAGAGCTTATCCAGCTTCCATTAAAACGTGAAATAACACAATCGTCTCCAGCGGAACCGCCAGGCACTGTGAGGCCTATATTTGCCCTGCTCGTAGTTGTGTTTTTCCACATTTGAAAGCCACCCGTATATCCACTTCCTCCAATTCCAACAATATCACCACCTACCGAAGAATAGCCTGCTTTTATTCTCCCGTTTACTTGTAGCTCACTAGTTGGGACTGGGGCTAATACTCCTACCTTACCCTCTATTAAATATAATGTATTATCAACAGCTCCAGCAGCTATTGAGGTAAATGGTTGTACTGAGTTTTGCTCAATTGTGGCTATTGTGCCGTCGTCCTTAAATACGCTATTACCAAGTCCATCACTATCGTTGATGTGTTTTGGTAAGAAATTGTCTGTTAGATTGGTTAGTTTGGCTGTGGTGGCTTGAATAGTAGAGTTGAAGGTTGCTGCACCAGTAATCCATAAATTAGCAGTCTGGGCAGAACTACTTTGGTTTTGAATATAGTTAGCTGAGCCAGAAGAGGGGGCTATTCCAGCATCACTCAAACTTTTCCAACTGCCTAGACCATCGACATCTCCAGAAAATATAGTACTAGCTGCTGCCCCAGTAGTAAACTTTCCTACAGCAGCAGTAATTGAATTTACACCTAAATTTAAATTCTTACTTGCTCCAGTATAAGGAACATAGTTTGTAGCAACATCATCATCAGTAACAAAACTAGCATCTAAAGCATCTAATTTCTGAGCAGAAATAAACTGTGGTGCTGCTTGGTAACCTATAGGTATTGCTTCATACTTGTAATAATAATAAATTCTACAAGCTCCCCAATTAACATGCGGTATCCCAGATAAAGTAATTGAATCACCTGTCTGTGCAGTAGCCTTTACTTTTGAGGAAAATAATGTAGTTGTTCCAGTATAAGGAACTGTATTTGTATCTGCAACTCTAACTATAGCTGCTGAGTTACTAATTGTTAGTTTAGAGGAATCAAAAGTATAACCAGTACCATTACTATTAGCAGTAATAGTTACACTTGTACTATTAATTACTCCAGCACCAAAGTCCTGATAACCCCAACCATAGAAAAAATCAATCTTTTTTTCATACAGTTCAGTAAAGTTCTCATTTAATTTTGTGCGGACAACTAAACCAGTTTCCCCAGCATTTATAAGTTGTTGACTCATAGACTATTATACGTTTGTAATATCTATATAAGAAATATAAATAGTTAATTTACCAGCAGTATTTAAACTCCAATTTGCTCCAGGAGTACCACTTACATAAATATGTACAGCAGTTCCAGAAATATTTAGTTTTGGTGAGCTACCTGTTGCAATTTGATTAATAGCTCCAGCAGTAATTAAATCTGCTGTTGCAATAACTTCATTTCCCCCACTTGTAGTACCAACTTCTATTCCAAGAGATACAGCCCCAGTAAAAGTATTATTTGTTACAACAAATGTATCTACCAATCTTGCAAAAGCTGGTAATATTGCCCCTAAATCAATTACTTGCTCTACTTGATCTTCAGCAGTTACAAAGTTAAAATCACAACTTGCTACACCAACTCCACCAATTGTTTTTTTAATTGTTTTATATGGAGTATTGTATAACTCCGTAAAGTTTTCATTTATTTTAGTTCTAACCTCTAATCCAAGGTCAAGATTATCAATTGTTTGCTTTGCCATTATATTATATTTTTAAAATTAGTCGGTCCAAATTAAGCTGTCTTTAAATTGTTTAGTATCATCCCACCTATAAGTAACCCCTGGAAGAGTTAATCCATGTGTAGTTAATGGGAATTTATATTGCATAACTTCCTCTGTCCAAATCCACGTGTCCTCAAAAATTCTATCATCCATCCAAATATGGACACTGTTAGGGGTAGTTAAACCTGTTGGTGTTAAAATCCATACAAGGACTTGCCCACCATCACCACCACCACCTAGAATATCCCTACGAGGTAATCCAAATCCAGTTTTCATACTTATTATTTATAAAAGCATAATAAACTACCAGATGTTACTGATATATCAGATAATCCACTTGGTAATTCAATACCAGCATTTAATTCTGTTGGGAATGCTCCGCCAGAACCATCAAGCCTACTACTTGAAGCAGCAAACCCTGTAATATCTGTAAGTGCGTAACACCACTCCATAACAACATCTGTTGGAGAAGGATTAGTTACATCTACAATATATTGAGTCCCATCCCCAAATGTTTTCCTAGTTGCGCTTAGTATTGTTTTTGATATATGACTGCCCATAATTATTTAGTTTTACTTGTTGATTTTGATTCTAATTTCTGATTATGCCTTGTAGCCTCCTGCTCCTTAGCCTTATTACTTCTAATTGTTTCTTGTAAAGTTCTATTAAATTGTTCTTGTTTAAGTTCAATTTCTTTATCTAACTTCTCTTTTTGTAGTTGTAATTTCTCAATTTCACCAGTATTATTCTCCCCACTATTAGCTTGCATTTCCATCATCTTAATCTGCAATAGTGTGCTATTATCCCTCTGGTTCATTAGGTCCTTCAACTGAAGTTCTTGTTGTTTTAATTCAATATCTACTTGTTCCTTCTGACTACGTGCTTGTAAATCTTGTTGTTGTTGTTGAAGATTTTGTTGGAATTGTTCATTATCCCTCTTCATCTTAGCATTTTCATCATCAAGTAATTTCTGTCTGATAGAACCAATTGATTTATCTTCAAAGATACTTAATAATGTACTTGGTCTAACTATATCACTTTGTTGTGACCATGCTTGAGCTAAACCTTCTATTTTCTGACGTAATCCATTAAGATCCAAATCATTTTCAACATAAATAGAATAATCCCTTTCTAATAGATCATCTCCATCTATATCCATAAATATTGTAACACCTTCAGAACTTACTGATTGTGCCTTAAACTTATTACCTTTTACTGCATATTTAGCAGTTTCCATTAATATCTCTGCACACCTCTTTTTAACATTATCATGTACTGCAAATAACTCTGCTGTAACATGGCTAGATTGTGTAACAGATCTCTCTACCCCACCAACAGTTTCCCTATTAGAAACTTCACCTAATCTCTGTGGGGTAATGCCTACTATATCATACATGGATCTACGGAAGTACTCCAACATATTCATGTAAAATTCAATAGCGGCACTTTGATCTAAATCAATAGTGTGCCCCCCAACAGTATTAAACTGTCCAGAAGCAACCCCCTTATTAGACTCTTTAAAACTATTTAAATAAGCTATATTTTCTGTACGGATAAAATGTAACCACTTATCCATATCATCCCAAGCAACCTTAGCTAAATCAATCTCAGCTACCTTACCAACATGATTAGCAAGTAACTTATTTAACCTATCCATAGTAGCATCATAGAAGTACTGTAATGGTTTCATCTTATCCACCATTGACTGTGCCCTCATTTGGTTAGTATTATATACCTGACCAACTATTCCAGGATGACATATTGAAGGATTACTATTCCTTCTATATTGTAATTCTTTAGGTTTTATTTCAATATAAATATCTTTACCAATCTTAGTACCTTGCCACCACTCATTAACCCAGTAAGTTTCTACTTCTTCCCCATAAGTCTTATTTGGAGTGTAATTTTCAGATACAAATTCTTCAATGGTATCACCAGTTTCAAAATCATATCTTTTTAATTTAAGTAATTTCCTTTGTGATTTCCAGTATATCCTTAAAACCCTAACATTACCATCCATATCAATATAATCTGAATGTGGTAATCCTAGTTCATTTGCATATCCTAAGAATCCATCAATTAAGTTTTCACTTGGATCATCTGAGGGTAGGGAAATATAACCCCTTGTATCATCAATCCAAATCTGATTACCAGAACCACTGGCCATATTCCCTGTAATGCTGTCTAATGATGCTAAATGGGCAGGTTTTAGCTTGTTATAGAAGGTATCGTGAACCCTCCCTATACTCCAGTAGTCATCAATAATAATCACGTCAGAGTCCTCTATTCTGCTTGATTGCCCAGCTCTGAATGTATAAACCTTTTTAGGGTTTAATAATTCCATTACAGGTTCCCCAGATACTATATCAAATAGGTAAATTTCCTCAGCACATATTGTAACATGCTTAAAACCTTCCTGTAACTTCCTATAAAAATCAGTTGATTTAATAGCATCATTCAGTACCCAGTTAGCATGTATCTCACGTAAATCTTGATATTTATAATTAGCATATTTTATTAGATCAGAGGCTTCTTGTTGTTCTTGCCCCTCTGGTATATCCTTGGATACAAATTCTAATAAAAGTTCTCTTATTTGTTTAGCTTTAGTTTCCTCAACCTGACTGATAGCTTCTGCATTTGCAACTTTAACAGTCATTTCAGATTTTCTATTAACTTCCTCCCCAGTAAGTAGGTCCAAAGCTTGGTTCATTACTGGGTAATGTTGTATTTTATCTGGGATGTATGAGGATACTTTATTGTAAGGGTTTAAGTACATCTTAATATCACTTAGATGTAGCTTTCCCCCATATAAGTCAAAGTTAATTTTCTTATTTAATAGAGATTTTCTAATCTTTCCGTTATTGGAATATCTTACATTTTCAGCCCATTTTAGATGCCTCTCACGCCACTCTTTACCTTTCTGTGTCAGTGGAAGCCTCTGGTTTGGAAACTGTGTTGTTAAGTTTGTATACATATAGTAATAGTATAGTTTGCAAAGATAATTAATATTTATGGTTTAGAAAAGTATTGCTTCATAAGCCTCTGAGTCTCCTCATAGCTAAAACCCTTTCCATGTTTTATATCATAGTTTTTAGTAAAATAATCATCATTTACTACTGATTTGGTAGTGTTACTTGCATCAAGGTAGTTATCAATGAACTTTTTATGCTCCTCTCTTAATATCATAAGTATTCCAAGTGCACTTACCCTATCAAAGTTACCATCAGCATTCCAGGCTATTAACTCCTCTACCAATGCAGTACTTCTTATTAGGTGCATATTTAATACTTCCCCAACAATATTACCCTCATCATCAGTTTTTTGATAGTTGGGGTGAGCTATAGTTAGTAACCAGTCTCTAATAAGCCTTCTACCATAAGAGTTTATTTCAGCAGTAGCATGAACTCCAAGTGATTTATTACCATAGTTACCCTTCCTCATCATATCCTGATCCTTGAGTATCTCTGGGTTTGCTGCTAGTAAGTATAAACAACCCTGTTGACTAAAGTAAGTATATAACCCCTTCAAGTTGTTTTCATATAATATCTTACCGTTATAGTAAAGTCCTAACCTCCTACATATTTCATAGAAGTCATTGGCGAACTTTGGTCTACCTGTGTATTCTGCTACAATTGTATCAAGGAAAAAGTCAAATACTAATATTGATCCTAATGAGGTTCCAGAATCATCTGTAATAGGGTCAACTGCCAACCCATATCTACCTTGTATTGGGAGATTATTTTTGCCAAGTTTAGGTTGCTCAAATATTTCTAAGCACCCCTCTAAGTTATCAGAAGGTACTCTATATGTCCTAATGGGATATTTATTTGCATTAACTTCCCATTTTATTTCTCCATTATTATTTACTAAGTCTCCAACATAATGCCCATCAAAGAATCTAACCCCTTGCATTTTAATATCTTCGAGATAATCTTTTAATTCGGATACTGGGAATATAGTTCCTGTGGTTCTCATAACTGCCTCAGCAGGAGTTATACATTCTTCTGCTTTTTTTTGTGTAATTGCCATTGGATCAGATGAATTATACTTTACTAAGTATCTGTCCATCAAAATCTCAATTAGTGCTTTAATTACATCAGGCTCCCCATTAACAGGATCATAACAATTTGCTCTATTTAAGTATGCCCCCCAGAAGAATCCACACTTAACATTACCCTCTTGGTTTTTATCAAAAACATTTGGAATTCCATAAATGTTATAAGCTAAAGGGTTCCTAAATAATTTCTCAGATCCCTCAAAATCAGCACCTTCAACCCCGCCTGTTCCTGCTGCTGCCAAAATTCCGTAGACATTGTCTCCATCCTCAACAGCTTTTCTGTTAACATTCCATGCTTTTTCTAACTGTTTAAATAAACCATCTTCTTCATAGTGAATTAGCGGACCTCTTACACCCCTAGCTTTGTCGGGGTTATCCTTTAAGGATATGCCAAATACGGATGATTTTAAGCCTCTACGCCTACCATATTCATCTAAGTAACCTAATTGCACCTCCATATCAGAAAGTCTGTTTATAAGGCGCATTCTAGGGAATGGAGTCTCTGATCCAATCCAGTCTAAGTTATCTAGTATCTTACCAAAAACACCTTTCTCTCCCTCCAAGAAAGTTTTATCTGAGGCTAAATGGAAGTTTGGTAATCCAGATTGTGTAAACATATTGCATGGAGTAATTGATGCAAATTTAAAACTTGCGCCTATACCTCTAGTTTTCAACATCTTAACATGATTACCATTAGTTCTGGCTTGATCAAAATAGTGAAAAAATAAGTAATCACCTAACCATACTTTAGGAAATGCCCTTAACCTTTCTGCTTTTTTCTTAGTACCATTATCTTCTACTACCTCATTTAACCAAATTGGACAATAGTTCAAGTAAAAATAATAATATCCAGGTATCCATTCCCCATCTGAAGGTCTAACTAATCCCTCTTTCCATCTCCTTATTTCCTCTTTCCAGAATAATCCAAACTCTGATTTAGGGTTAGGATTAGGTCTTAGTAAGGTATAGCATTTATTCTTTTCATGAAATAAAGCTCTTTCCCTAAAGAAATTCATATCCTCCAATATATGAGGATTAGATAAGTCTACAATTATTTTACCTGTTTTATCTTTAGGTCTATCCTTAGCAAAACCTCTAACCTCCTCTGGAGATGTAATATTTTTTATAAATAATACACTACTAAGTAGTTCTGTTATTTCTTCCCAGACCTCTCTTGGTAGTGTTTCTTTTAATTCAGTAGTTAAAGGTGTTTGATATGTATTTAAGTGTAATACTTCCATTATGTTAGTTGCATATCCTCATAAGTATTGTAAGTCTGGCTACCCTTCTTCTTACCAGATTTATCATCTATTTCTTTTAAGTGTTGTTGTTCAGCAGCCTTCAACTTCTCCATAGAAGTAGGAAGCTCCTTCAACATAGCATTTAATTTCTGTGCTGCTGCTATTTTATCTTCAGAAGTTGTAATATACTCCCTGGAGTTCTTACAAACCTCAGTAATAGTTTGAGCCACCATTAAAGCCCCTTCATACATTTCCTCTATCTTACTCTTATGTGAGTTATAGTAGTTTATGGCAGCATCAATAACTTTATCCTTCTTCCACTCTTTAGGTAGGTCTAAATCCTTTATAATCTCCTTAGTTTTATCAGGTTCTTCCATAGTTAAATGTGGTGATTTAACATCACAATAAAACCACACAAATCCCAATTCCCTAAGTGCTATAACTTTATCTTTAGATTTATCTCTCTTCCATATATCAGAAAAGACTTTAAGTAATAAAGCCTCTTCGGTTGGGTGTACCATATATTTAATTTTATCAAATTCAAATAAATTCATCTCTTCTTCTTTTAATTAACTCTCATTTCATCCCAAAGTATTTTACCCTCTTTAATCAACCTTTTAATATTAGATTGTTTTGAACTTAATCTAGATCCCCCAGATTTTACTTCAAGGAAAACAACTTTATCCTCTTCAAATATGATATAATCAATAGGCATCCCAATAAAGTGTGCTTCTTTAGGATTATATTTAAAATCTTTTAAGAATGGTGCTAAGTTTTCCGATATTTGGCCTAATCTTACTTCAGAAGATTTTTTCTGGGATAGTAATTTTGAGTAGTTATCTGTAAGTTCCTTTATCTTATTAGTATTTTTTGATTTATCAACTGAGATCTTACCAACTAAAACTCCAACAACTAAAGCTAATAAAATTATAATTCCATACATTAAACCCATATCTTCTTCTTTTAATATTGCGGAGGATTAGAGAATTGAACTCTAACTGCTTTTACACAGAATAACTTAGCAGGTTACCGTAACAACCCAATATTTACCTACCCTCCATATAGGCTGTTAAGGTACAACCTATAAAACCTTTTAATTAATACTTGCCTGAGGTGGTAACTTATTAATGTGTTATATCCCATCTAATCATCTTCATAAGTACATCATACAAATGATCTTTATCAGTAAATGTACCCATCCAACCATTAGTATTTAAATTGTAATGACTTCCTAGTCTTAATTTGGCAGATAATTGATGAGGATTATCATCAGCATTATCTACTTTTAATATGTAATCATTATGAGCATCAGACTGTATATCCGTAGCTCTACTTACAATGAAGATATAGTACTGGATTGCGGCAGTACTATAATCTTCCTTTGTAAATCCCAAGTCTAATATATCTTCTTCTAATAACATTATTTACTATTTTTTGCAAATATACTAAATAAATTATTGAATTCAAAGGATGTGGTGAAATTGCACAGCAAACTCATGTAAGCATCCAAACTTAAACTTCACCTTATACTCAATATTATCAAAGAATATAAACCCTTCTTTACGCATTATTTCTACAAGTTTCCCCTTTAATTCCTCAATATCTAGTTTATCTTTTGGACACCAGTAGTACTCACCTAACCCTAGTCTCACAAAATCATCCTTTTGAAAGTGATTAAGCTTCCCTTTAATGCGTTTATTATATGATCTTACTATTTCTACCATTACTCCTCAACCCTCTCATATAACTCCCAGAATCTATCTGGGCTAATTGGTTTAAACTTGCCATGAATATCTCTGATAATAAAATCTCCTGAATATGCTACAACTACTCCTTCTGGTGTTGGAATGTGGATTGTACCATCTGTTAAAAACACCCAACCACCTTTATTATAAGCATTAACTATTTCTTCTGGAAGACTATTCCAAGAATGTTCTGCTGCCCAGAGAATATCCTCTACTAACCAGGCATCAATTTCTATTGGTTTACCTCTATACTTTGCCATTATAATTTAATTTCAAATTCATAATCTTCTGGTTTTGTTACTTCAACAAATAATACTCCATTTTCTACCCATACTTTTACACTATCTTTAGTAATTTTAAAACTTAGTGGAGTACAAAAACCCCTTGCGTGCATAAATTCTGAAGTAGGAATGTCTACGGTAAATTTAGTATTTTTTACTTTTATTATAATATCTTTGGCATCTACACCTGGAATTGGGTAGTGATAAATAATAACCCTATCATTTTCCTCAATTGAATAATTTATAGCATTAAAATAAAAATCCATAACTCTTCTTTTAATTATTTAACAATAGGAATACCAGTTATAATATCTTTATTTTCTAGTCTTTCCTCCAAAGTAAAGTGTTCATCATTAACAGGAATAATAAAGTCAATATCCCTAGGAGTAATCAACATATATTCAACACCATTAAATATCTTTATTGGAAAGACATATTCAATAGGTATAATTCCATTAATATCAGACTTTAAACTGTCCTTATTATATTTTAATCTCACAAACCTAGAAATTCCTGGTTCTAAATTAAGCACTACAATATCATCCTTCATGATTTCTGGAGGGCACTGTGTACCTGTAATAATAACCCTCTGTCTTTCTTGATATTCATTTAAAGCATCTGTAATTACACCACCTTCAGTTACTTTCTTTTTTAAAGCTGTTACAAATATTCCATCATATAGTGGAATTGCATTAATTTCTTTTTTCATTCTCCTAATTTGTTTATATTAATAAATCCTCTTTCTGAGGTATATAACTTACACAATCCTGGTAAGTTAAAGTTCTTTTTAGTATTTCTATATTCTTCTAATGACATTTCTTTATAAGGGATAGCCTGAATAGTCTTTCTAATAAAATACCCTTCAGCATCTACTATATCTTCTATCTCTTTCTCAGATACATTAAACTCAGTAGCTACTTGATTAACTAACTTATCAATTCTATTATCCCTTATCATCTGTCTTAATTATTCTAAATCCTATTGAAAACTCTTTAAAATCATTTTCTATTGGTGGGATATAAGCAGGGTTAATAATATTACCTTCCCCAATTACACCCTTCCCTCTAAGATTAGATGCCATATTTTCAAATTGTTGTATATCCTTCATTTCAATCATTTTAATAATCTCATGTTTTACTTCCTTTGAAAATAAGAATTTAGTTAATATTGCTTCATCCAATATAACCTTCCTGAGTTCCTGTCTCTTGGTAAGAAGTGCTGCTACAAACTTAGCCTCTGCATCTGTAAGTGGACTATAAGATATAATTATCTTTAACCATTCCTTAAAGAAATCAAAGTCATTTGTAACTACCCTTTTTACCCATTTAATATTGTTTGTCATAATGTTTCATTCAAGTATTTTATACCATATTTCTCCTGATACATTGTATCCCAGACAGATATAGTTGTTATTCCTATGTGGTGTTCCCCACAGTTTAAACAGTATTTAAATTCATCTGTAGTTCTACCTTCCTCTGAAGGTTCCTCAGCATCTTCTGAAAACACTGATAAAGATAAACACTTCTTACAGTAAAAAACTGGTACTTTATTATAATTTATTTTGTCTGTCATAATTTAATCTTTAAAGGAAACTCAAACTCATAATCTTCAATACTATCAATCATATATTCATCAAACTCATCTTCTAGTATGGTCCTATCTTCTAACTCAGATAGTTCCTCAAATAGTTCAATAGATTCTATTTTTAGAAGATACCAGTTATTACCTAACCTTTTAAATTTCCACCTCTGTGTTTCCATACTTTGTTTCTTTTACTTTATCAGGTTTAGTATAATACTCAACCTTAACTCCACAGCACTG